CAGCCGCCGATTTCCATGCTCTCAAGCTCCGACATCCCGAGGTGATACGCGAGCGACGCGAAGCTGTGCCGCAGCCCGTGGGCGCCGACGTTTGGGATACCGAGCTGCGCGCAGACATCCTCCATTGTACGATAGAGCGCGCAAGGCGTGCCCTCCCAAACCGGACCGGAGGTTTTGCCGGTGCGCCGAACCGCGTCCACGAGCTGCGGGATCATGATGGGAACGTCGCGGGTGCTGGCGGCAGTCTTGGTCTGCGTTTTTCGGACGATCTGATTGTCCTTGTCCTGCACGGCAGCGGCGTGTACGTGGATCGTCTGATTTTTCAAATCGATGTCCGCGAAGTCCAGCGCCATGATCTCTGAGCGGCGCAGCGAATGCAGCGCGAGCAGTGCCGGGATCTCGTATTTGCGCCCCTTCAGGAGCGGCAGGACCTGCAAAATCTCCTCCGGCTCCAGAAACGGTCGCTCTTTCTTCTGCCCGCGAGGGAGTCTGACATCCGGAACCGGCACGCCTGCGGCACGAAGGCAGGAGGCTGTAAAGCTCCATGCGTTTTTCAGCGTCTTTGCGGAAACCGTCTCGGCGTCGATCGTCTTCTGCCAGTCAATTTTCCCGGGCGGCATATCGAGGACAGACTGGAAGCGATGGGCTTTGATGATCTCATAACCGCGGATGGTCGCGGGCGATGTGTCCGCGGGCATGGCGTCGATATAATCCGTCATGAGCTCGCGAACCGTCTTGTCCGTCTTGTATTTTGTCTCGCGGGCACCGGCGCGGTGCTGGGCTTTGATGAGCTGCGCCTGACGGATGCAGTCGGCGCGGGTGAGGGCGGAGACGGAGATGCTCTCGCCGCCAAGACGGAGCTGGATAAACCAGGTGCCGGAGGCGAGCTTCCGGGGCTCGGGGACTTTCATGGGACCTCCTTATGGTCACGCGCGAATCCAGCCGACGGACGGATTCGACAAATCAATGATCAGCGCGATGAGCACAAAGGCGACAATGACCGCGAAAAAGTAGGTGGCTTTTTTGTAGATCAGCGTCTCCGCCTCCGCTTTCTCCACCCGGATGCGGAGAACCGCCTCCTCGACGGTCTGCGGCTTCGTGTCCAAATCTGACACATCGTCGGGGACGATCTCATAGTGCCGGTCGAGCGAGACGTGCAGCACGCGGCAGATCGCCGCGGCGACGGCAAGAGATATGCTTTTGGTCTCGCCGCGCAGGAACTGCGCGACGGCGTTGACGGATACCTGCCCCTGCACAGCGATGTCATCGTTGCGCAGGCGCAGTTTTTCTTTCTTTTCGCGGCAAAGCTTCCACAATGGTTCGGACAAGACTACCTCCTTAGTCCCCGGCAACCACCGCCAAAGGCGGAATGGCTGCACTTTTCCCATGCTGCGAGGTTTACAGAGCCAGCCAATAGCTGGTAAGCTGTAAGCACAGGCGGCTCCCAATCGCTTGCAGGAAACCAAAGCCCCGGGCAGCGACGGCACGCTGTCACGGGGCAAATTAAAACGGGATCAAAGGATCATCTTCTTTCTTCGGTGTCCAAATCTGACACCGGATTATACCACAAAGGCTGTCCGATAAATCGGACGAACACAAAACGCCGCCGCAGAAATTTCCAGGCGGAATTTTGTGGAATGTGACAGGTTGAATTTGTAGAACAAGTGTTTTATGATAAATATATAAGCTAATTTGTTGTGGGCGACAGTTCAATATTTCGTTCCCATGATTCTTTTGTTATGAGTCCTGAGTCGTCATATTCAGAAGTATCGTTTAGACACTCGTTGTAACCATCATTGTATCCGATTTGATAGTTATCCTCATATTCATCTTCGGCGGCGGAAAATCCTTCTGAATATCCATAGTCGTAGCCGCCTTCGCGTCCTTCATCGTATCCTTGCTCATAGCCGTCGTGGTAGCCTTCCATGTAGCTTTCTTCGTGGGCTGCCTCAATGTCTGACTTTGCTTCTCGCGTTATACTTCGAATGATGCTTCCCGAGACTGTCACGCAAAGTGCCAGCGTGAGAAGTACGTATATGTGCGTGTCGCCGTTTATTTTCTTCATCGTGTGCCTCCTTTTTCTAAGGGCTGCACTTTCCGCACGGCTCGTAACCAGCCGCTATTGCCGAATCACGACTTTTAAACCTGCGTTGGTTCTGAGAATCTGGTAGATAGCTACAGGTCGTTTTATGAAATTTGTGCGATTTTTTGTTTCCAATGTAATCAGTGGACTCATATCCGTCCGGTCTTTCGCTACCAGTGGCTGTCGAAGCTGCGCTACTGTCTCCCTGTAACTGCTCTTCTATATTTACTTCCTTCCCAACGGCTTGTTTCCCCTCGGCGGATGTCTGCGCCGACTGTTTTGCTTCACTTGCCTGGCTTCTCTTCCCGGAAGAGTACATTGCCACGCACGTCAAGCAAAGCAAAACCACGAGAATTTTTAGTAGCTTTATTCGCCCCTTGTACTTGTCTTGATTTACTTTTCCAAGTGCCAGCTGCCTCCTTGCTTCTCTTTCGCTGCGATCAGCAGCGGACGCTTTCACAAGTGCCGAAAATTCTTTGGCTTTTGCTGCCGCCAGTTCCTTGTCCATCTCGCGCAGTTTTAGCTCACAGGTTCTTTTGAGCGCCAGACAGCTGCAATAGGTATTATATTCATCGGGTGTCTTTATTGGTTGCTTTGTGTATGGACTGATCTTCCCACAGACAGTATCAAACGGAAGCTCTCTCTTGATTTGGAGCAGAGTCGTGTAATAGATATACGGCTTAATTTGGACGGGATTCTCTTCCAGATTGTTGTTTCTGGGGTTGACGAATGCCTCGTCTGCAACCGAATACCGGACTTTTTGTGCTATTTTAGCGTCCCCATCCCCCATATCAACACCACCATATAGAAAGGAAAATGAAAAATGTCTGACTTGATTGAAAAAATGATGGACCTAAATGACGAAAACTGGAATGTCTTTATTCGTGCGCTGCTTGCTGCGCGTGAAGCGTCTCAAGCAGATCAATCATCTTCTGCTTAGTGTTTTCATCCAGACTGTCGAGCATCTTCGCCGCTTCTAAAACCTCGCTGGGTAAACGCCCGGCGGGGCTTTTTTTATTTTCATAGCCCATGAGGTCGTATACGGTCGTGTCCCAGTGTTCAGCGAGCCGCACGAGCGTGCTGAAGGGTGGCTCCGTGTCTCCGGTTTCGTATTTTGCATAGGTGCTGCGGTCAACGCCGAGCCAATTTGCGACGTCAGTCTGCTTTTCCTTGCTTTTCAGCCTGTAATTCTTGAAATTTCTCATTGATAATCACCTACACATATTATAGTGGAGAAATTTCACCTGTAAATAGTTTGAGGAGAATTTTCACAAAAAAGTATTGACAAGTGAAGATTCTTCATGTATGATTGTGAATGTGGAGATACTCCACTGAACGAGTAGGGCACAAGCAAGGCAAGAAGGAAGGGGGTGGGAGGTATGACACACATGGAGCAGGCGATGATGATCGCAAGCCTGATCGGGCACAACGAAGCCGTGAAGTGCGGATACAGAGTGCCGCAGATCGACGAGTGCAACGCGGCGCTCAAGCGCGGGCTGCTCTGCATGATCGAGGTCCACGGGCTTCAGTCGGAGCTGCTGGAAGCGATCGCGAAGAGCGATCCGGCGATGGACGGTATGTCAGAGCTTGGTGGGCTCATCCAGACGCACCGAGATCTGGTCCCCGCGTATTACGGAGGGCACGCATGGCCGAGGTACGCAGACCCGTATGCGGAAGCGCTGAAGGAAGCGATGCGCTGTATCTATCAGTGGGCGAACGGGGTCAGCCCGAAGCGGGGCTGAGAAGGGGTAACTGCGAATAGTGTTCCTTAAATTCAGCCTCCGCACGCAGACGGCACTGTTCCATGCAGGCAGAAGGGCAATTCTGCTCGCAGGCGTTGAACACATAGCCGAAGGGCTGAGGATGCTGCGTGAGGACAAAAAAGACGGTTTCTTTACGCTTGTATTTGTGGCAATAGACCGTTACGGTCTTGTCGATGGAGCCGGAGGCTTGCAGTTCCAGCTCCAAATCATCCAAAAATGTCATAACACCTCCCGCGCATCGCTTCCAGGTTCAGGATAGCAGACGCGGCGGGAGGCGTCAAGGCAGGTTGTCATTGGCTGCGGAGGCGCGTCCTCCTTGTGAAACCGGGCGGGACCGGTACGACGCGTCTGCGCAGTCAATGAGAGCTTGCCGCCCAGAGGGGGCACAAGCGACAAAAAGGAGGACGAAAGGAAGGGGGTGAAAGGATGGATTACACAAAGCCGACGCCGGGGCTGACCAATTACGAGAGATGCGCAAAGAACAGAGATCCGCTCGCGTATGAGTTAGCTCTGCGGCTGATGGACACAGCCGCAGAGCTTCAGGTCAGCGCTGCCGAATTCGATTCTGCGATCGATTATATCCGCTGGTGGGTCGGGCAGACCGGAGCGCTCCATGTGCTAACGATGGCAGAGGTCAAGCGCAACCGTGCCGCCTTCTTCGAGGCACTTTAGAAATTCGGCTTTCCGCGCCAGGAAATTTGCGTGACGATTCTGCGAGAGCCAGTCGCAGAATTTGCCCTGTGCGTAGGCCAGCGCAATTGTGCGCTCGTCGGTCGTCAAGGACTCGAAATTGTCAAACATGAAATCACCTCCCTTCGACCGTATTTTACCATGCGGAAGAGAGGGAGGCAAGAAGGGGGGTCCGAGTCAGTGAAAAAGCGCAGAGATCTTTTCGATAAGCTCAGCGGAGTGTGTGACGATGAGATCGAGGATGAAGATTATAAGCGGTACAAGCGCTGCTATTATTGCTACATTTTTGTCAGATCTGTGGTGGCGCTCCTGCTGGGTCTGCTGTACTGCCGCCTCATGGACACGCTGGCTATGCTCCAGCGATTCCTTTCGTAGGGCAAGCAGCAGCTCCGCGCCGGGCTGCTCCAGCCGGACGTAAGTCCCGGCTTGAAAGGTCCCGGAAATAAGCTTCTGGGCGCGCATGGTCTTCAGGAGACTCTTCCCCTGAAGCGGCGTAATGCCGGAGGCTGCGCAGATCTGGTTCATGAGGTCGACGTACCGCATCCGACCGGATGCGCCTTCAAGCAGCGCAAGCGGCGTGTAGCGTGTATCGGTTATGTTTTTTTGCATAAAAACAGCTCCCCTGCCTGTAAAATTGAGTTCCCCGGGGGCGGCGAGATGGCGCGAGCGCTCGCCTGCGAACGCGCCACCTCTGCCAGTTTGTGCGCACCGGACAAAGGATGCCGTTTTCTGCGTTTTTAACGTGGGGCGACCACGACGGCAATCAGCCGAGGCGCCGGCTGCTTTGCCCGGTCCCCTCACTTACGGAGCGACCCGGCTGCCATGGCGCTATGGCTTGGCAGCGACTGTGAGGAGCTTACAGCGCACACAGATCGAGGGATGCATTATGGACGAAATAAGGTTCTCCATAGGGCAACACCCCCTTTCTGCTAAAGGATCCCCGATTTGCCCGGGTGACTCAATTTTACAGGCAGTGGAAGAAAGTGTCAAGAATGAAAGGAAGGAGATAGCAATGGAAGAAATAAGAGAAGCTACATTCCGCGCAATGGCGCAGGCGTTCGATGAGCTTTTCCTTGCGGGCAATCGAGACGCAGTTGCCGATGCGAGCAGCAAATTGAAACGGTGTATCAAAATTCTGAATGATATCGGGATTCCGCTGTATCCGGAAGTCGCAAAGCTATCGGACAAAACGTGGGCTGGGCTTTGCGCCACAGAAACGGATATTTTTGTGATAAAGACCTACCGCATGGCGGGACCCGCTGCGCGGGCGAAGATCTTGGATATCCTGAAGAACCACGCTTTTGAGTGAGCGAGGATCATGGAAAGGACGGTGCTGGATACGGAAGGATTGAGAAGACTGAGAGAAAAAGCGGGGATCACGCAGGCGGCGCTGGCGGGCGCGCTGGGCGTGGACCGGACGACCGTGACGACGTGGGAGATCGGGAGATCGTTCCCGCGGGCGGAGCTGCTGCCGAAGCTGGCGGCGGCGCTCGGATGTGAGATCGGCGAGCTTTACGCCGGAAAGGAGAAAGAGGAATGAACGACAAGTGGATGAAGATCACAGACGTGGTCGGGGCGGTCCTTTCGGTGATCGCCGCAGCCGCGCTGTGGCTGCGGGCGCTGGGTGCGCTGTGAAAGGAGGGGCATTATGCCAAAGCTAAAGGTAGAACGGACTACGGATTACCGCCTTCGGGCGATGATCCGCGGCGAGATGGCGGCGCAGGGCGTCACGCTCGAAACCGCCAGCCGGTACGCCGGATGCAGCGAGCGGACGCTGTACAGTGTGTTTGCGCAGCCGACGGCGTATTTTGACAAGGTGCTGCCGCTGATGCGCAAGCTTTCGATCCCTATCGAGAGCCTGCGCGAGGCGATTACCTATCCGTACTGAGGTGGTGAGAAGAATGCAGATGGAGCAGACGAGCCGCTTTGTGACGGATGAGGAGGATCTTCGGATCGTCCAGCGGTTTCGCGAGGAGAACGGACTTGCCGGGTCCGAGAACGCAGCGTGAAGGGAGCAACGCAGATGAAGGAACATAAAAAAATCTGCCGGACTGCTGGAACAGCCCGACAGAAGCCTGAAAATGCACCCCAAAAGTACATTTTCAGTATAGCACAGCACCCCCGGTTTGTAAAGGGGGTGCAGCAGGTTTGAGCGAGGTTTTTCGGGCATTTTTTGCGGTCGTTCCAGCGACCGTGCTTTACGACGATACGATCGAGGCAAATGCGAAGCTGCTGTACGGTCAGATCGCGACGCTGACCGTATACACAGGGACGGACGGACGCTGCTCGGCGACCAATGCGCAGCTTGCAGAGCTGAACGGATGGTCGGAGTATACTGTCAGCCGGTATATCTCGGCGCTCAAAAAGGCGGGGCACATCGAGGTGCGATACACCCCCGACGCGAAGGACGGACACCCCGTCCGGAGCATCTATCAGGTGGTCCAGCCGCCCCTCATTGACGAAACGCGCAAGGAGGACACCCCGTCCGGAGCATCTATCAGGTGGTCCAGCCGCCCCTCATTGACGAAACGCGCAAGGAGGTCATTGACGAAACGCGCAAGGAGCTTATTGACGAAAAACGCAACCCCTCATTGGCAAAAAACGCAAGGAGTAATGTATTAGATAATAATATATATATCCCCCCACAAGCCCCCCCAGGGGGGCAGGCGTGTCAAAACGCATCAAAACGCAAAAAGCGCATCGCAAAATCCGCACCGGATTGGAAGCCGGAGCGCTTCGAGGGCTTCTGGAAATTCTATCCCCGGCACGAGGGACGGCAGAACGCCGTGCGGGCGTGGGACAAGCTTCAGCCGGACGACGCGCTGCTGGCGTGGATCGGACATGCGCTGACGCGGCAGAAGCAGGCGGACGAATGGCGGCGCGGGATCGGGATCCCGCACGCCAGCACGTATCTCAACCAGCAGCGGTGGACGGACCAGCCGTTCGAGCCGCAGGCGGAGGCGGAAAGCGCGCCGCTGCCGGGCGAGATCGACCGGAGCGGACTGAGGTACCGGGATGGGCGATAAGACAGACGTACTGGTCAATGCGCAGGTCTCGGTGCTCGGGTCGATGCTGATCGACGGACGGTGCGTCGGGGTGGTGCTGCCGCAGATCAAGGCGGAATACTTCTCGGTGAGCCAGTACCGGCACCTGTACGAGACGGTCCGCGATCTGACGGCGCGAGGGCGCCCGGTCGACCCCGTGACCGTCGTGGATGCGGCGGGCAAGGAGTATTACGACCTGGTCGCGCAGCTGATGCAGGTGACGCCGACGGCGAAGAACGTTGGTGCGTACTGTCAGATCCTCAAGCGCGAGGCGCGGATGCAGGCGCTCAAGGAGGCGGCGAATGATATCCTCGGCGCGGAGGACGAGGACGAGGTCCGGGCGGCGCTCGACAAGGTCAACGCCGTGATGGTGGAGCGCCCGGGCATTCAGGCGATGACGATGGCGCAGGCGCTGGCGGATTTCTACCGGCGGCACGACCCGAAGGTCAAGCCCAGCTTCCTGCCGTGGGGCTTCCCGTCGATGAACGACATCCTCGTCGAGCGCGGCGATCTGGTCTTCCTCGGCGGCTATCCGTCGGACGGAAAGACGACGCTCGCGCTGGCGACCGCGCGAGAGCAGGCGAAGACGCGGCGGGTGGGCTTTTTCAGCTTCGAGACGAGCTGCGCAAAGCTCACGGACGCAATGGTCTGCGCGGCGGCGCGGATCGGGCTGCCGAAGATCCAGCTGAACGCGATGAACGAGCATGACTGGGACACGCTGGCGGCGATCTCGGCGGACTTTTCGAGCCGGAATCTGGAGATCGTGGACGCCGCCGGCATGAGCGTCACGGACATCCGGCTGTACTCCATGGCGCACCACTACGACGTGATCTACATCGACTACCTGCAGCTCATCCCCGCGCCGTCCCGCGCGAAGTGGATGCAGGATGATTTCAACCGCGTGTCAGAAAACAGCCGGAGCCTGAAGGAGTTCGGGCGGACGACCGGGACGACGGTCGTGGCGCTGAGCCAGATGACCCGCCCGGAAGTCAACAAACGGACCGGGAAGATCCCGGCTCCCAGCATGAGCAATCTGCGCTCCAGCGGGCAGCTGGAGCAGGACGCGGATGTGATCTTCCTGCTGTTCCGCGAGAACCAGAAGGAGGTCGACTGCAACCGCACCGTGACCGTGGCGAAGGTCAAGACCGGCGAAGCCGGATGGAGCTTCGACCTGCGGTTTGAGGGCGCGATGCAGACCTTCCGCGAGGGCGCCCAGAAGCCGAAACAGCCCGTTCGACCAAGCGAACAGGCGCAGCAGGACTTCCGGGAGATGATGGGGAACGTACCGCTGCCGTTTTAGGAGGACGATATGAAAGCGATTTCGATTTTGAATCTCAAGGGCGGGGTCGGAAAGACCGTGACCGCCGTAAACATGGCGCATATTCTGGCGACCGTGCACAAAAAGTACGTGCTGCTGGTCGACTGCGACAGCCAGTGCAACGCAACGGAATTTTTCGGGCTGCGCCCGGATGAGGACGACGTCACGCTGGACAACATCCTGCTCGGCGAGAGCTCGCCGAATTACGCGGACTGCGTGTGGGAAACAGATTACACGGGGCTGGACATGATCCCGGCGTCGGACGGGCTGATGGATCTGGACATGAGCCACATTTCGGACGGACGCATCCACGGGCGGGTGCTCGCGGAGCTGTGCGACGCGATCCGCGAGGATGATGTGTATGACTATGTGATCTTTGACTGCCCGCCGGCATTCAACGCTGCAAGCGCGGCGGCGCTGCTGGCGAGCGACGAGGTGATCGTGCCGATCAAGCTGGATGCCTTTTCGGTGCGCGGGCTCGCGAACGTCCGGCGGCAGATCGAGAACATCAAGCGCATCAACCGGGAGGTCCGGATCGCCGGGGCTCTGATCACGATGTGGCGCAACGTTCCGGTGGTGCTGGAGGCGGAAGGGAGCCTCCGCGACTGCGGGCTGCTGCCGGTATTCGGGCAGATCATCCGGAGGACGGACAAGGTGGACGAGATGACGTTCCGGCAGCTGCCGATCATGGTCTCCTCGCCCACCAGCGCGGCGGCGAAGGACTATCTCGCGTTCGTGCAGGAGTATCTGGAGCCGCCCATAACGATGGACGAGGTTTTGAGGGGGGGCTCTGGTGATGGCATTTGACGTGAGCAGCATTTTCTCGGAGGAGCTCAAAAAGGTGTCCAAGTCTGACACCGGGCGGGAGCTTCGCGAGGTCGACGTGGATGACCTCGTCGGCAACGAGGCGAATTTTTACACCGTCGACGAGGCGGCGCTCGAGGAGCTCAAAAACAGCATCGCGCTCAGCGGGATCATGGACCCGCCGACCGTCACGGAGGCGGGAGACGGCAAGTACCGGCTCATCTCCGGACACAGACGGACCGCAGCGGTGCGGGCGCTCGTCGCGGAGGGGCGCGAGGATCTGCGGAAGGTCCCGGTCTTTGTGCGCAGCCCCAGAAGCGCGGCGATGGAGGAGCTGGAGCTCATCATGGCGAACTCCACGGCGCGGCGGCTCTCCAGCGCGGAGATCAGCGAGGCGGCGCAGCGCGTGGAGCGGCTTTTGTACGAGCTCAAGGAACAGGGCGTGGAGTTTCCGGGCAGGATGCGCGATCATGTGGCGGAGGCGTGCAATGTGAGCCGGACGAAGCTTGCAAATCTCAAGACGATCGAGGAGCATCTGATCGCGGACTTCAAGCCCATGTGGAAAAGCGGGAAGCTCCCGGACGCGACGGCGCTGGAGCTGGCGCGATGCGACTGCACCTTCCAGACGCGGCTGAGCACCGCTTTCGCCAAAACGAAGGATTTCCCGACATCCGCAGGAATTGAAAAGCTTCGGATGCTTGCCGAGGACGGCGCAAAGTGGAATCCAAGCGCAAGCCTGCGCTGCCCGGACGGCTCTGCCTGCCCCGGCTCGCGCGATGCTGCGGTGCTGCGGCATGATGCGCTTTGTCCGTCTTGTGGCGGGCAATGCCGGGGCGAGAAATGCTGCATGGACTGCCCGTTCGGCGCGAACGCCTCTTCCTGGGGCGCCTGCAAGCAGATGTGCTCCAAGGCAGCGCAATACCGTGCCGACAAAAGCGCCGATGCAAAAGCTGCGGAGGCTGAGGCGCAGGAAACGAAGCAGCACTGGCGACGGATGAAAATCCAGCATGACGCGCAGCGGATCGTCCGGGCGGCGGACGCTGCCAGATGCCCGAATTCGGCGGTGCTCAATTTCGGCACCGGCTCGTGCCCGACGAATTTGGCGATGATCCGCCGCTACGCCGAAGGGAATTTCGGCGATGAACGTTTCTGGTGTGATAATCGGCTGGTCCCGGACGGCGCGAAGGTCCCGGCGATCTGCGATACGCTCCGGTGCTCGGCAGATTATCTGCTGGGGATGACGGATGAGCTGATGCCGGTGTCAAAGTCTGACACGCTCCCGTGGCGCACGGGGACGGATTACACGGACGGTAAAATCCTGTTTTTGTTCGACGACGCGGGGCGTTTGTCCTATCAGGTCAGCGAGGCGCGGTTCGGACGCATTCGTATCTACTCCGACTATTCCGACGGCAAGATCGTGCGCTGGCTGCCGCTGCCGCCGGAAGAGGAGGGCTGCAATGCCGAGACGGAAATATAAGCTGCGGGCGCTTCCGCCCGCGGACCCCGCGAAAAACTGCTATGAGTGCTTCTGCCCCTTCCGGCACAACTGCACGGAATCGGCATGGAGCTGCGTGAACGCGCGAACCTGCGTCTCGCGGCGCGCGGAAAGGAGCGGACGGCGATGCCAAAACTGACAAATTGGTGCAATACCTGCCGCTGGCGCGGCGTGCGGTGCCAGGGCAATGGGCGTGTGGCGGCGGAAGAGCCGTTCTGCCCGAATAAATTCGCGCTCGACTGGGAGGACGCCTGCGCGCCCTTCCGGCGGATCGCGGAGGCAAAGAAGGAAAATGCCCCGGAAAACGGGGCGGAAAATCACGATATGAAAAATCAGGAGGAGTAAGACATGGGAATCGATAATCAGTATTACATCATTCGGTGTGATCGGGCAGGCGTATTTTTTGCGAAGATTGCAGATCGCAGAGGCGGTGAGGCAGATCTGACGGATTGCCGCAGGCTGTGGTATTGGGATGGCGCGGCGAGCCTGTCTCAGCTGGCAATGGAGGGCACCAAGAGCCCGAATCACTGCAAATTTACCGTGACTGTCCCGTTTATGACTGTCCTTGGCGTGATTGAGGTGATTCCTTGCACGGAGGAAGCAACGGCGAGTATCAGCGGGGTGCGCGAATGGAGAGCGTAAGGGTCCGACAGTTTCTTCAACCCAATGGCGGCTACGGCGACGGCTCTGACTCCGGCTCCGGCGACGGCTCCGGCTCCGGCTCCAGATCCGGCTCCGGCTCTGGCTCCGGCTCCGGCTCCGGCGACGGCTCCGGCTACGGCGACGGCTCCGGCTCCGGCGACGGCTCCGGCTACGGCGACGGCTACGGCTCCGGCGACGGCTACGGCTCCGGCTACGGCTCCGGCTACGGCTCCGGCTCCAGATCCGGCTCCGGCATTAAAAAATACGGCGACCTCGCCGTCAACCTTGTCGACGGAGCGCCTACGATCATCACGGCAGTGCATGGCAACGCCGCGAGGGGCTATATCCTGCATAACGATTTGACGCTGGAGCCGTGCTTTATTGCAAAGGTCGATGATCATTTCGCACACGGGCGGACGCTGCGCGAGGCTGTGCGCGACGCGCAGGACAAGGCGTTTGCGGACCAGCCTGCGGAGCAGCGGATCGCGGCGTTCCTAGATGAGATCAAGTCGAATACGGCGTATCCGGTAATGTCGTTCTTTGCCTGGCACCACCGGCTGACGGGCAGCTGCGAAGCCGGACGA